CGATATGTGTAAGTATAGCCCTTTGCCGTAATCTCCGATAAATTCGCTGTCGTAGTAGTCAATATAATCATTCGCTTCAAGTAGATTGTAATCATCCTCTAACCGCCCTTTAAAGAAAACATCATAGAGCCAGTGTTCTTTTTTCCAAGCATTGAATAAGAATGTAATTTGATAGAAATAACCCTCCGGCAGTTGTCCTCTTAACGATCCGTCAAGTTTTCTAAATTCATCATAAGATTTAATCTCGAATGCTTCCTCAATGTAGACATCGGTAAAGTATCCGATTAACGCCCGAAGTCCCGTAAGTTTATCAGCGTTATCAAAACCCCTAAAGACGATCATTTGTCCGGTTGGGATATAGGTAATGATTTTATCGACTGAATTGATTTTAAAGTAGCGAGATAATGAGATGTCTGGATTTCGATAATCTGGTTGTCTAATCGCTCCAATAATTGTATTCCAAGTTGTAATCTTATGGCTCGTTTCGGTTTGCCGCACAATCATAACATTACGATATGGTTGAGTAAGAATTTTATTAATCACCTCAAGCCCTAACATAACATAAGACTTCTTTGTGTTTCTCCCCCCTTTGAATAAACGATACCGAGAGTGGTTATTTGTCCACCACGCTTTAGAATATCCTTTACCGATTACTTTAGCCATCGAGAGTTCATTTGACATCGTTGATAATTTTCACTCCCATTTCCTCTGCGGTTGATCTGCCATCTTGTTTATCACTATATGTATCGGGGTGTCGCATTTTCAAAAGATAGGCAGCCGCCCTCCAGTCTTGCTTACTTGCTTGATAGATTTGATATAGCCCATTTCTAATAAATTGTTGCTTCGCGCGATAGAATGACTCCAAAAAGTCCGAATAAATTGTTTTTTTACCGGCTTCTTTATCAGCTTCGCCCTTTTCTACCCATAGGTAAATGCTGCTTGGCGATATGTTAGCAAATTCCGCACTATCTTTAATTGTTTGACCGAGTTGAATACCCTCTAAAAAAACTTTAACTGCTTCCTTATTGGATACAAGGATTGGTTTAGCGCCAGTTGCTTTCTTTTTCTTTTTGCCATTCATGCTACTCAACCTTTACTGCTTTGTCATTTTTTCTCGGATTGTTTTTATATGGTTTTAATTCATCGATTTTTTTGTATATAATATTAATATTTTTCATTTTTTCCTCCAAAATGACCAAATTTTGCCAATTCCTCATACGATATTTCTCTTAATTTTAAGTCTTTTATAATCTCTTGTGGCTCACATTCTTTATAAAGCGATTCAGGTGCTTCAATGTTTCCTTTATTACTCACTATATAAATGGCTAACGGTTGTTTGACCCCGATTGCATACGATAATTGAACCTCACACCATTTTAGATTATGGGTTTTTAGGTATCTAACCGCTATTTGCCTTGCTTTATGGGCTGCACTAAAATCAACTTTAGTTGGGTCTTTTCCATTCATACAACCACCACCAACATTAGCAAATGACTGATATGCATCTACCACGATCTTTCGCCCAGTTAATCCGGCATCGCCATCAAAACCACCAATGAGAAATTTACCAGTTGGATTGAAAAGATACTTCTCGACTTCAACTCCATATTTTTCGCAAATATTATCTGCTAATTTTTTTATGATAGGATCGGTTATAAATCTATAATTTTCGCTGTTTTGATAACATATAGTAAAATCTTTAATCTTTATAAGATTAAAGTCATCATCATATATGCCCGTTATTTGTGCTTTCCCATCCGGATAAAATACTCCAGATAAGCTTTGTCTCAATTCATCATAGCCTTTGGCTAATTCTTGTAATATAACCATAGCGGTTGGCAAATAATTTTTTGTATCATCACAGGCATAACCGAACATCATCCCGTTATCCCCTGCTCCTCCATCATCCACTCCCATCGCAATATTAGGCGATTGTAGCCCGATATTATTGATGATGGTGTATTTATCGCTTTCATACCCAACATCGCTTAAAACACGCTTTACGATTGCTTTGACGTTGAATTTTGCTTTAGTAGTTATTTCTCCGGTGATAAATATTTTACCTTTGCCACCGACAACTTCAATTCCGGCTCTGGTGCGTGGGTCTTGTCTTAAACAAGCATCTAATATCGCACTACTTATTTGATCACATACTTTATCTGGGTGACCCCTAAACACGATTTCATTTGAATATAATTTCATTATTTATGTTCTCCCTTTTTTTATTTTAACATTTTTTTAATTTTTCTTCCATATGATTCCTTATTTGTATTCGATAATCTCGCCATTAAATATTACTATCGCTGAAGTGAAGTGATCGTATTTCTTTTTGAACATTTCGATACACTCCTCGATGAATTCGCACGATGTTGCCGCCCCGTATTTAACGAGATGTTCACAGTCGTCTTGATCATAGAATATAATTTTGAAATTCTTGGCATCAGTCATATAATTTTACCTCCTGATAATCTTTGGCTGATTTTAACTCTTTCCCATATCGGTTTTGATAATCGCTTAATTTCATCGGATGTGAGTAGATTCGTAGTTCACTGACTAAATTAAGATAGAATGTTTCCTTTTTAGGTAAGTCATCGCCATAAAGTGTGATGGGCTGATTATCGATTTTAACCGTTATGCTCGATAAGTTGTTTGCTTTTAATAAGTCGACAATCTCTTTTGTTTCAAGTGCGATCGACTTGTAGATTTCATACCAGCCGATAACGCAGTCTTGAATCGGTTTTCCTATGGGATGTTTCCGACTTTGAATAACGAATCCTAACCGCTTAACTCTTGTTAAACTTTCGGTCTTGAGTGGTCTTAAATAAATGTGATAGCTTTCGCCAATTTCAAGTGGCTTCTCACTGATAACATATTGTGAATCTCCCCTTAATAAACCGACAATTTCCCTTGCCTTATGATTTCTAATTTTCATACTATCTCCTTTACACTTTCTTTTATTTTTTTCTTGTAATCAATTCCCAATAACTCCCCAAATATCCCCATTAAAACTTGAATGACTATTGAGTTTCCTGCTAATTTATATAAAGATGAATTGCTAAAATCTGCTATTTTGTCATAATCTCTATCTTTAACGCCCATTAATCTAAAGCACTCTTTCGGTGTCAGTTTTCTTATTCTTAAACTTTCTGAACCATTAATTTTATTCTTAACTACTACACCTTCTTTTGGTGTTGTTAAAATTGTATCGGCTAATTCTTTATTTTTTGTAAATCTATCTTTGCCTTGCATAAATTTATCACTTTTGGAATATTGATACATTCCTTGATATTCTTCTCTTACAACTACAACGTTGCCATCTTCGGCTACTGCATATCCTTTTTTGGTTTTCTCTGGGATTAATATTTTAGGAACACCCCTTTCCATTGCCGGTATCGTTCCAACAACATTTTTGCTATAGGCTCGATTATCTTGGGTGTTAATTCTTCCTTTGTTGTCTTCCCAACTAACATAGTTTTTATATTCTTTGACTTCTCTTTCTTCACCTGCTATTTCATCAACCAAAATCATCCCAGCGGCATAAGCACCGCTTCTTGTCGTGATTGTTGGACTGTTGCCCGTCTTTTCAATTTGTTTCATCGTTTCAAATGGTTTTTGATAGGCTTTCCAATTATTTATATCACTAATTTGTTTGTCGCTTAAATAATAACTTTCATCGACATTATTTTCTAAAAAATCTTTTAATATATATTCTTTTTTTAGTTTATTTGGGAACGCATAACTATATTCTCCAAGAATACTAATCATAAATGTTCTATTTCTTATCTGTGGTATCGAGTAGTCGGTTGCTATTAAGTTTTTAACATAACTCTTATATCCAAGTTTTGATAAGGCTAAATCCCATTTGGCAAAATCATCTTTATATTTTGGACTTAATATCATTAGCACATTTTCCATCAGCAATATTTGTGGAAGTTCATTTAAGTCCTTTAACTCTAAAAGTATTCTTTCTACTTGCCATAATAAACCACTACGAGTTCCCTCCCCTAAACCAGCCCCTTTACCAGCAAGTGATAAGTCTTGGCAAGGGAACGAATAAGTCATAATATATTCATATTTGTTTTTTTCTACTATTTCAAGGTCTTTGCCTTTCGTTGTTAGAATATTAACGAGATTATTCGATGAACGAATGTTGTTGTAAACCTTTTGTTTCCATTCATCACTTCTTCTTTCAATTTGTTGTAGTGTCATAGGAACTTTCCCATCGTTTGATATGCCAAGATTATATAATTCACTCGTTAAATCATCACATTCAAAATGTTTATATTCGTGATGAAACCTTGTGTATGCTTCTATTGCAGCAACTTCCCATTCAACCAATTTATAACTTTCCACATTTGCACCAAGATACTTTAATGCCATATACTGTGAACCGTAACCACCAAATAACTCAATAATTCTAATCGGTTTTTTAATCAACTTTTTTTCGAACATAAAGTCGAATATACTTGATTGTTTCATTTTTGTTTTACCATCTTAAACATTTTTGTTTTAAGCCTTTCATAGTGTTTTTTTGTATCTCGATAATGTGGTGTTTTTTTATTTAATGTCATTAAATATTGTTCTAATATGTGCATCTTGCTTTCGATTTCATTTAGTGTCATTTTTCATCTCCTATAATTTTTAGTAATCGCTCAATCGTGTGTTTTGTCGCATCTTTTGCACCTTGCTCATAAATTGCATATTTACCATCTAACCCGCTGTTTTCATTTAATGATTCTTTTAATTCATCAATATATAGTCTTATTCTCGCTATTTTAGATGCCGCACTCTTTTTCTTAATATAGATTTTTGGCTTATACGGTGCATAGTTTTTTTGATAGTGAATAATAAGTGGCTTAATTTGGGTGTTTAATTCATCATTTGACATATCGCCACGACGCATCATTTCCGTTTCTATATAATTGCGGTATCGATATTGAAGCGTGTTCCAAATCGCCCTATTTTCACTGTTTAATCTATCTTTTATTTTCATATTTTAATTATCCCTCTCGATAAATGCCTCGACATATTCACGACCTTGACTTTGATCCATTGGCACATTATCATTTGATAGCAACTTATATTGCCCGTTTTTTCTTAACTTATACACTAACTTGTTAATGCGTTTAGCGTGATTCTCAATTTGTTTTTTATGCTTTTCGATATATTCTCTTGCTTCTTGTTCGGTGGCAATCTTAAACTCATTGTTTTTTAATATAATTAGTTTTTCAATGACTTCACTTTGATTAATCGCCATCATATCGTTGTTCATTGTTGAACATATGTCGTGCGATTTACTGCTTGTGTTTAGTTCATAATCGCCTAATAAGGCGAAGTGTATTTCTTCCTTGCCTACCCACCTATTTTGATTTAATATGGCTTGTTCTTTTAGATAATTGTAGAATCGCCATTGTCTACTTGTCAGTTCACTCATTTTCTTTTTTCCTTTCGTTTTTATTTTTGTTCTTCCAACTTACTAATCAATCCTTTTGATAAAAGCAATTCAATGTCATCTTTATTTTTTGCCTCGTTACTAAACTCAAGTAAACTTCCATCTTTTCCTAAAAAAAACAACTTAGATTTATCATTTGCTCTTTCTTTCATTGCTTCTTTGATTGAAAATGAATATTCGTTAATATCACCAAAATATAAAGTTTCGATAGGTTCATCATAGTCATTTAGGCATTCTTTAACTAAAAATGATTTTCCCCTAACCAAAGCAGTTCCAATACACTTGATTTTGTCTAATCTGTATTTTACACCCACAACACTTGCAAGGGTTACTTGTCTTGTTATTTTTTCGCCATCTTCGGCTTTATAGACTTTGCCTATATAAAAATCTAATTTACCAGACATTGTAAAATTAAATTTATATAATTCAACTTCTTTATTTTTCTTTAACATTTCTACTACTTGTTCATAAATTGATTTCATTTTCTTTCTCCTTTATTCTCCCTTGATTTCTCTGTATAACTCACCGTTTTCGTGTATGTTGCCAACAACTACCAAGTGCCAACAACTTGACAAATTCCATTTTCCTTTTTGGTTACGCTCGTTAATGTATTCAACATAGTAATAACCGTTACCATATTTAACAACTCCTTTGAATGGTTTTGTAATTCCTTGTTGACCTAAAACTTCATAGAAATTAACAATATCGTCACCAAAAATCTTTTTACCGTTATTGTCTAACAGCCCTGTGAATTGTCCAACTGTTTTCGGATTAACTAAAACATAATCAGTTTCACCAACTACATCTGTTTCATCAAACTTAACTTCAACAATGTAATCTTTTAAAAATGCTGTGATGGGGTGTGGTAACTTTGCATAGTATCCATAAATCCATTCGCCTTTGTCTAACCTTTTTCCTCTAAATAATATTTTTCTCATTTTCTTTCTCCTTTATTTGTTTCTATTTAATTCGCCAGCAATATTCACGAATGAGTTTAAGATTTTAATTAATTGCCTTTCATTAGCGAATGTTGTTGATAGCGTATTCAATGCTTTTGAGATTTCTATTACCTTATAATCACTTCGTATATTTGAAACTAATATTCTCTCATCGCCACTGTGCCATAAGATTTGATAACTCCTATTTCTTGTCATCGTGATTTGAAATCGTTTTTCGATTATTTCTTTAACACTTGATATTGTCATTTATCTATTCTCCTTTTTTAATCGCCATTTCCAGATATTCAATGGCTTTTAGTAATAACTCGATTTTTTCATCGTATTTGTTTTCTTTTTCACGAACTTGTCGGCATAAGAATTTTTTATCTCGCAAGTAATTAAGTTCAACGAATAATAACCGTAATGCTTCTTTCATCTTATTGCCCTTTTGATATTCTTGTATTTTCTAATTAAACCTTTAACTTGTCTTTCAGTGGTTATACGACCTTTATATAGGTGGATATTAACGGTTTTTCCAATTTTATCTTGTATAATTGACATCGATAAATAAAATCCATCATCATATTCACGAGCGTATAATACTCCGTTTTTTGTAACAAGATGATTGCCTTTGTTAATCAGCTTCCATCCTAATTCTTTCTTAATAATTTCCTTTAACTTTTCGCGGGTCATTTTCTTTCTCCTTTTATATGGTTATGTTTTTGCCAATAATCACCGCTTACTCTATGATGACCTTCTGTTAGATTTCCATCCACTTTATGATTATCTTGACATAAATCACCACCTACTTCGTGATAATCTTGATCCAAGTTTCCGCCCACTTTGTTAGAGCGTTGGCGTAAATTACCGCCTACTTCATGATAACCTTGCTTTAAAACTCCTTTTACTTCGTGACAGTCTTGATCTAAATTCCCACCTACTTTGTTAGAATGTTGATCTAAATTACCGCCTACTTTTTGATAACTTTGTTCTAAATTACCGCCTACTTCGTGATAACCTTGCTTTAAGTCGCCTTTAACATAATGTTGATATTGATATAGGTTTCCTTTAACCAGCCAGTTAAACATATAAATATCTCCGTCAAAATCCCTGAAATCTAACCTTTCTAATACTAAATCACCTTGACTATCAACGCAGTTTTCTAATAACCATTCTGTGATTTCTTTAGAAGTCAATACTTTTTTACTCATTTTCTATTCTCCTTTTATAATTTTTTTATTTCTTCCCAGACTGGATCAAGTTCATCATCGATTGTTTCTACTGCAACCGTTTTCTTGATTTTACTTATGTTATCTCTGCTTAACCATCCCCTTATAGCAGCTTTCCAATCTTTCATCTTTTCTTTGCCGACTTTCCACCCCTTTGATTCATAGAAATTATAGAAGCGATCAGCATAACCATCAGTGTCTGTTTCGTATTCTTGATCCTTTAGATATGTTTTTATTTCATCGAGGGTGGGTGTAATAAAGCGGGTTGCTTTATTTTTCCCTCTCTCTAACTCTAACCTATCCTTACCTAACCTATCCTTACCTAACCTTACCTGTGTATCCATAATGTATACATTTTCGTTTTCATCATCTAATAATCCGATTTGTTTAAGCGAATAACCGTTCTTTTCATTGATGACAAGTTGGTTTTTTTCATCGATGTATTTTGTTTCGGTGTAGCGGTCTTTTTGGATGTAATTATGAATACGCCAGTGTTTGATTACGACAACGCCACTCTCGAATGGAATGATGAATCTTTTTGCTATTAATAGTTTAATGTCATCATCTTTTGCCCCTACAATTCGCATAATTGTTTTAGGGTTATTAATAAATCCATCATCATCCGCTCTCATCGCAAGGTGAAAATACAAAACTTGTGAACTCGGCGGCATATCGAGAAAGGCATCGCTGTCAATTATCGTTTTCGCGAACATCCGTCTATTTGCCATTTTATTCCTCTCCTGTTAGTTTTTCGATTTCACTTGCTGGGATCATTCGGACACCGGCGACTAATACTGATTTAATCTTGCCATCCCGCACCCAGCGATAGACTGAATTGCGATGTACGCCGATCATTTTAGCAACCTCAACTTGTTTGTAAACTTTTCTTTTCATGTTTCCTCCTTTTTATAATTTATTAAATCTTAATATAAATCTTATGCTTTCCGCATCGAGTTGTTGCAAGTATTTTATCGCTTCATAATATGACATATTTTCGCCTAAATAGTGGCTTACTTGGCTTCTTATTTCGTATGTCGTATAGCCAAATTCTTCAATAATCTTTATAACATATTTTTCAGTGTGTTGTCTTTTCATTTTCGTTTCTTCCTTTCCTTTCTTTAAAGATAAATGTTTACAATAAAGTTTTTTCCGTTGTCGAGCGTTATTTTAAAAGCAACTACATTTCCGTTATTATGCCAAAACTCTACGGCGTGTATTTCTCTTTCTTTTGGCTTTATTAATTCGGCAACTTTTAACGCTTTCTTAAAACATTTAAATCTTTTTTTCATTTTATTTTTCCTTTCTTCTATTATTTTAGTTATTCGTTTTCATCTATTATTCTTTGAATTTCGGCAATTTGATAAAGCATTATCTCTCCTTTAATTGAGTGAACTTTTAGACGATCATTCATAGCAGCTAAAGTAATTACAACTGCGCGGTGGAAGTAAATATCAGTTAGTATTAATGTAGCGATGCTAAGCCTTTTCAAGTTTTCGTTGTCGAATAAGACGCTTCCTCTCTTGATCGCATATGCGTTCTTGATCTTTTGTAATGTGCTTTTTGTTAACATTATTTTCTTTCCCTTTCCTATAGCGTGTTAAACCGCAGTATCGCCCTAATCTCTCCAGCACTGAAATGCCGTAGGTAAGTAATCGTCGCCATTGTTGAGAGATTCATTCCCGACCACTCATGCACTTGACGCCTTACTTCGTACATCGTGTAGCCAAATTCCTCAATAATCTTTGTAACAAATTTCCTTGTGTGTTTCATTTTTCTTTCCTTTCTAACCTATCTCTTCAGTATCGGGGGGTCAGTGCCGATAGACCGCCGTTGAGGCGGTTTCGATTTGTTTCTATTTTAGTAAGAAGTTAGGGTTTTTATTATTTAGTAATAAGGCGGCTGCTGATTTTACTTTTTCGATGATTGTAGGAATCATTTCTTGATCGTTTCTTACAATTGCCGGATGCCAATATTTTAAGTAAGTATTGATGACATCGCGATCGTCCGTTTGGCGTGGACTTAATGCTTGATACCATTTGTATAATGCGTTCATTTCTTCTTTCGTAATGTCGAGTTTTCCCTCTTTATATAATCTGTATAGTGAGTTTGGTTTTAAGTTCATTTTCTTTCCTCTCTTTCTATCTACATTATAAACCATAACACAACACTTGTCAACAATAAAGATAAAAAA